GTAGCGCTGCTGGGAACCCTAACACACCGGTAGAGGCGTTAACTGAACTGGCTAAGGATAGCGACTGTGATGTCCGCTATAACGCTGCCGGGAACCCTAACACACCGGTAGAGGCGTTAACTGAACTGGCTAAGGATAGCAACTGGGGTGTCCGCCGTAGCGCTGCTGGGAACCCTAACACACCGGGTTACAAAGAAACAACCTACGATTTCGTAGTCACTAAAAACTATGTGGCGGTAAAAGGGACTAATCATATGTGGTATAAACACAATTACCCCCATATTGCCCCTTTTTATACTTGTGGGTGTTTCTGTGGTTCAAGAGAACAGCTTCTCGCTAGAATCTATTCGATTGATAATATAAGTTGTGATCCGGCAATAAGAGTTAGAATACTTAATGCTTTAGACAACAAATTCAAAGAGGTGTTCGGTCGGTAGATAAAAAACAGAATCAGAGGGAATGGGGGAGTATCAACATTAAACAGGTAATCACCAATATGAGCACAATTAATTTAAACGAACTCCGCGACCGGGCATACAAAATTGCACGAGATCATGGTTTTCACGATGAAGACTGGAGCAATGAGCATCTTCTTTGTTTGGTTGTTAGCGAACTGATGGAAGCGGTTGAAGCAGATAGAAATGATAGCAGAGCCAATATGATAGGCTTCGAAACCTGCATAAAAAATGCTTATCATGATATTGTTAGAAACAATTGGTTTCTAAAGTCTTATAGAGACAACATTAAAGGAACCGTTGAAGAAGAATTAGCTGATATAGTTATTCGCCTCCTTGACCTTGCAGGAATTCGTTCAATTGATCTATCGGAATTACAAGAGCCATTATTGGGTAAATTCAAGGATAATATTGAATTTACCAAATGGAAATATCAGATTAAAGAGATGAGCTTTACTGAAATAATATTCTGCCTATGTTCTCTTTTAACAAGCAGAGAAAGTATTGAAGATGTTGTCAGATCATCTATAGTGATAATATTCTTACATGCTGATATATTGGGTATTGATCTTCTTTGGCATATTGACCAGAAGATAAAATACAACACACTCAGACCTGTAATGCACGGAAAGAAGTATTGATTAACAATAAAAAGTATGGAAAAAGTTTTTATAACTAAATATGCCTTAACAAAAGGCATATTGGAAAAAGAAGCGAAAATACGCGATTATGGATATGAATATGAAATAGCATACGTGAAAGGGGAATTTTCAAGTTATTCTTTAGGCAAAGAAGCTTTTAGGACAAGAGAACAAGCTATGGAAAGAGCCGAGAAGATGAGATTAAAAAAGATTGCTTCTTTGAAAAAACAGATAGAAGCATTGGAAAAGATGAAATTCAAATAGATATGAATGAAAAAGAATATTTACAGCAGGAGTTAAATGAATGGTACAATATTCAGAGCACATTGTTGAATTTCTTAAGTCGATGTAGTGATGAAACAACAGCCTTTGTACGAGGTTCTCTTGAAGAAATTGCAGAGAGTTTAGAGACAGAATAATAATTCACTTTACGAAATTAATTGGCTGAACGCCACTATTAGCAAGGGTGTAGTGGATCACGACGCCCTCTGGCTTACAATGGCTTATTATTGCACCCAGGATTGACATAACGAAAGAATAAAAATAATTGAATATGAACGGAGAACAGATAATACCGCCAATTACTGACCCATTGGGACAGAGTTGGAAACAACCTCACAGAAGGTTTATCGAATTGGATGATACCCACGCTCTTATGAGTGAGCAGACTTTTAAAGCTCTGAAAGAGTATTCCACCACAATACCTACTGGAATATATGACGGTAAAATATGGAAAGAGTTTGCAAACGGTGAGTGGTATCTTGTATGGTTTGCTCCTGATAAAGACCCTGACAAAGCGCGTATAGAGAAAAGAAAAATATTAATAGCGTAAAACTAATAAAAACGGAGGTATTATGTGTATATTCAAAGAAATCGGCAAGTTCGTTAAAAACGGCGCCTCTGTTTTCAATGAAGCTTCGAAAGGAAGTTACAGCCGTCAATCAGAAGCCATTCGCTCTATTGAAAAAGAGTTATTTTCAAAAGATGATGGTTCGTTCGTTGATGACAAGCGTAATCTTGCCAAGGACAGGGAGAATGTAAATCGTGACATTCGAAACTCTTACAACAAATTGCAGTTACATAATGGGTAAGCAAGAATTAAAAAGAACTGAGCCGGAATAGCTCATTTCACAAAAGAAACAAGCATCCGAGGTGTAAACCTCGCCTCAGATCGGCAACCGCAAATCTTGAAAGTGGTAGACCTTGACATTTGCAATGGTCCGGTAGGCAGGAGCACGGTAGGGTGAGTATTAATAATCAATGTTTAATTAATCAACTCCGCTGTTAAAGGACAGTGTCCGGTGAGAGACCGGTTATTTTGTTTCTATTTATTATTTCAAACAACATCCCGGTGTACTTTGATAGGTTATCCGGGAACAATTACCGCTGGAGGCAGGCAATATATTTTTAACATTTTGACAGCCGGGTGAAAGCCCCGGCAAATGAACAAAACGTATGAATCTTAAAACATAAGGTCATGTCACTAATTAGAAAAAGTACAGAATTAAGTATTCCGACAAATGTAAAGATGATGCTTTACGGACAAGCCGGATTTGGTAAAACAACAGTTGCGCTTAGTGCCCCGTCCCCTTTGTTGCTGGATTTTGACAACGGGGTTAAAAGAGTGAATGATTCCCATTTGCAGGGTGTCGATATTGTGCAAGTGACTTCATGGAATGACATGAAAGAACTGATGAATGAAAATTTGTCCGCTTATCAATCTATCGTGGTCGATACGATTGGCAAGATGATGGATTTCATCATTTCTTATAAATGTGGAACCAGACAACCACAGATTAGGGATTGGGGTGGTATCAACCAGGAATTTTCATGGTTTGTAAGATATCTGTCCGATTTGAACAAGAATATCATTTTCGTGGCCCATAGAGATACGCGAAAAGAAGGTGATGATACGGTTTTTGTCCCGGCATTAAGGGAAAAGTCCTACAACTCCATTGTTACAGAGTTGGATTTGTTGGGTTACATGGAAATGCGGAATGGAAATGGCCGGGTAAAAAGAACAATCACCTTTGATCCGACAAACAGAAATGACGGGAAAAACACCTGTAATCTGCCGTCTGTCATGGAAGTTCCTACCATTATATATGCACAGGGCAGACCGACAGCCAAAAATGATTTTATCACAACTAGGATCATCGCTCCATATCTTACCATGTTGCAATCAAAAAAGGCAGAACAGGAAGCATACAACAAGGTAATGGCTGATATAACCGGTTGTCTGGAATTGGTAGCTGATGCAGCTTCAGCGAATGACTTTATCGCCCATATTGATGATTTCAACCATGTAGGCAGTTCAAAGATGAAAGCTTCTATGATGTTGGCAGCTAAAGCCAAAGAATTAGGACTGATTTTTAACAAAGAGACTAAAACTTATTCAGATGCAGCCTAAGTATAAGATATATGCTACATTATTGGATTCTTACTTCAATTACCTTAATAGCGATGTCATATATGAGCGTTATTGGGGCTGGAGTGAGAATCCACCATGTACGGAAGAAGAGTTCCGGCAGAAGCAGTTTCAAGAACTGATAGACCGAATTAACCGCAAGCCATTCGACAGCGAAGCGGCAGACAAGGGAACAGCCTTTAATGAAGTTATTGACTGTATGGTTGAAAATCGGAAATCCGAAACTGTGCAGGTTGAAAAGGTATATAAGGTAATACGCGAAGGGGCTTGTGATGTAACAGGTAAGCCATTGTATTATGATGAGGTTCAGACAAATGAAGTTATAGCTTTGAAAGCTACTTATAATAACCGTGTTTTTACTTTCCCAATTTCACTTTGTCGTGAGTTCGCAAATTACTACAAAGGGGCGTTGACGCAGCAACGTGTAGAGGCAATCCTTCCGACTGCATACGGCAATGTATTGGTTTACGGTCTGATTGACGAACTGATGCCTACCAGTGTTCACGACATCAAAACAACCGGTAGTTATACCGTGGGAAAGTTCAAAGATCACCACCAGCATTTAGTATATCCATACGCTTTAATGAAGAACGGTTCTGATGTACGGACATTTGAGTATAACATTGTAGAGTTCAACAAAGGCGGCTATGTGGTAGATACCTATACAGAAACATACGTTTTCAATCCTGAACGTGATATTCCTATTCTTACTAATCATTGTGAGGAGTTTATCCGGTTCTTGGAAGAAAACAGAGCACTTATAACCGATGCTAAAATCTTTGGAGGAGAAAACTAAATGGCAAACACAATCACAGGCCGCATCGTTGAAATCGGCCGGACTGAACAGATACCGTCAAAAGACCTCAGCCGCGCGTTCCTGAAACGCGAAATCGTGCTGGACGCGACACGTTACGACCCATGGACGGGTGAGCGGAGCGGATTCGAGAATTTTCCACAGCTGGAGTTCACCGGTGACAAATGCGCCGAGCTGGACCGGTTTGCAAAAGGACAGGTCGTCACCATCACTTTCGACCTCCAAGGAATGTGCTATCAGGACAAGGACGGAAACGTGAAGTATTTCACCAAGGCACGTCCCTATAAAATCGAAGCCCGGCAACCGGCGCAACAACCGGCACAGGCAACCCAACAGCAGTCCAACCCGACTACATACGCGCAGCAGCCGGGTTATATGAGTCAGCCACCCGTCTATCCTCCGCAGGAAGAACCGCCGTTTTAGCGTATGATTTATGATTTGAAAAATGAATACCAAATACCCAAGTTTAAGGAGTATGTAAACAAACTGTTCAAGGAGCGGGCCGTTGTGGAAGTAAAAAAGAAGCTTCCTAACCGTACGCTTGCTCAAAACAGCTACTTGCATCTTCTTTTAGGGTATTTCGGTAGTGAATACGGTTGCAGCCTCGATGAAGCAAAAATTGATTTTTATAAGAGGACTTGCAACCGTGATTTGTTTGAACGTAAGACGGTCAACAAGAAAGGCAATGAAGTAACCTATTTACGCAGTTCTGCCGAACTGACAACAGGTGAAATGACCCTGAGTATTGACCGTTTCCGTAATTGGAGTGCATCAGTGGCAGGTATCTATCTGCCGGCTGCAAATGAACATCAAATGCTGATATACGCCCAGCAGGAAATACAAAGAAATCAAGAATTTATTTAGTTATGATAGAAACAAGAAAAACAGAAATCCGGTATGTGACATCTGACCCAAAGAAGATGCTCAACATGTACCTTGCAAAACGTGTCCTCAAAACATGGGAGGAATCTTTCATTGATGAAGATACCGGTGAAACAGTAACGATTGAACGGAATGAAATTCTTTTCGACCGTGGTACGCTGATAGACCAAGACATTTTGGCGAAAATTCGTTTCAGCATGGAAGCTGACGGTATCAGGGAAGTGGAAGTCAGCAATCAGAACCGTTTGGCGTTCGAGAATGAAAATAATGTGTTATATCCGCATATTGCCCAAGCGGAAATAGGAGGTAAGAAAAGCAAGTTCCTGCTTTACGCAACAGGGTTGGAGAATGCTTGCCTTATCTTGAAAGACTATATCGAACTAAACTATTTGTTCGGATTCACTCTGACTATGGTAAAAGAGTTCGATTCCTGTGTAATTCTCACCGATACTTTGAAAGAACGCAAGGTGGACGACGATTCGATAGCCTACCTCAAAGAAGAGATTACTACAGAAGAATATCTTGATAAGATGGATGAAGAGAATCAGGAAGATGAAGAATCCAAGCCTGACGAAAGGAAGTTCTACCAAATTGAGACGAAAATTACCTTCATGAATGGAGAAAATGAAGATGAAAGAGTTCAAACTTTTGTCGTGAACACTTTTAACGTTGATAGGGCGATGATGCTTATTACTCACTACCTCAAAAATAAAGAGGAAGAATGTGAGAAACAAGCCAAAGAAAAGGGACATGAGTTCAGAAAGAGGGAAATCCATACAGCTATAGAATCGGCAAAACCTATTCCGGTAGGACGATTCATCCCGAAAGAATTTTCAATAGCCTATATAGAATAATAGCATATTGTTTTTTCATGGTATTAGTTTTAGAGTAGAAACAGCCCTGTTCCGTCCGTGAGGATATGTCGGGGCAAATGGGAAGAAAGGTAAGTAGCCATGATATGTATATGTGTTTCTAGGGTTCGATTCCCCGGCTTCCCACCAAATCAACAAATAATAAAAATTAAAACATTATGGATAGCATGGATTATATGGAATACTGGTATCACTCAATGGATTTTGGTAATGATATACCTGTAGATAGTGATGATTTTGACAACTATAACTTTGATTGATTATGAATATAGTAAAAAGTAAGAGTTTTAAGAATGGAACAGTGTATTGTTTACGTCTTGAAGACGGTATGCTTGTAGAGACGACTGATACGTTTCTTCCGTACTACACGAAAGATGCGATAGGAAGGAAACAAAACTTCCTTGACAATGATAACTTGGGAAGTCGTTCCGAACGCTGGATGATTGGCGTTTCGACAATGAGCGGATGTCCTGTAAGATGCAAGTTTTGTGCTACAGGTAATATGAAACGCTATCGCAACCTTACGGCTGATGAGATTGTCGGTCAGGTGGAATTTGCCATTGAGCAGGCTGGATTCGACCCTTGCGATGCCAATGAGTTCAAGATAAACTATACCCGTATGGGAGAACCATTCTTGAACATTGAAGCCGTAAAGGAAGCTATCGGGCGTATTTCTGAAATATATCCGAACACTCACCATTATGTTTCAACGATTGGAATTAAGGGGAGCGATTTTTCTTTCGTTAAAGGCAATGTGACGCTTCAAATCAGTCTGCATAGCTTTGATGAAGAGAAACGAAACTGGCTTATTCCTTATCCAAAGAAGATGAGTATAGGAGAACTTGGTCGGATTCGAACCGAAAGTAACCTGAAAACTACTATCAATCTTACGTTGGTGAATGAATCAGATTTTGATACGGAAAAACTGGAGAAATATTTTGATAAAGAGTACTTCTTTGTTAAGCTATCCCCAATAAATCCAAACAACATATCGGAGAAAAACAATCTCGGTAACGGAATTATCGAGGGAGTGAATTTAGTATAAACATTTTAATTTTCAGAGTTATGGAAAAGATTAAAGAACAACTTGAACAAATGGGTTACGATTACGCAGTAGCAATCGCAACAAAGTCTGAAATTGAAAACGGGGCCGCTTGTGGCCAGTTATCTATCATCGTTGAGACAGAGTGATAATAAATTTGATTCAATAGATTCATTTAATTCGGCAAGCTCGGTCTGTGAAGATATGGCTTGCTTACATGGCGGTGTGTTGCATAATGTGGAAATGGCAGCCACACCCGTAAGGGTTGCACTTTAGATGCCGGTTTGAGTCCGGTCGCTGCAACAAATAAATTATTCTAAATATGCCGTATTACATAAAAAGAAAAAAGGCAAAGAAGAAAGACAAGCCTTTGCCACTGTTTGACAAAGCTGGTATAACAGTAAAGAAGAAGCCGGATTTGAAGGCAAAACTTGATAAAGAGTTTTCCCTTTTCATCCGGCTTCGTGATTGTATGCCTAATGGGGTTTTTCGATGTATCAGTTGCGGGCAAATAAAGCCCTTTGAACAAGCTGATTGTGGCCACTATTTCAGTCGTACACATTTGGCGACCCGTTTTGATGAAAACAATTGTCATGCCGAATGCCGACACTGCAATAGATTCAAAGCCGACCATTTAGAAGGGTATCGGGTGAATCTGATTGATAAAATCGGACAACAGAAATTCGCTTTACTAAAAGTGAAAGCTGCTGGTACTACTAAAATGACTGATTTTGAGTACGAACAATTAATCAAGTATTACAAAACACTGAACAAGAAGTTACGAAAGGAGAAAGGTGTATGAGTTATATTTTGCGTGATTATCAACAACAAGCTTCTGATTCAGCCGTTACCTTCTTCAACAACAAGACGAAGAAAACAAACGCCATCATGGTGTTACCCACCGGTAGTGGAAAGAGCCTTATCATAGCTGACATAGCTTCAAGACTTGACGGTCATACATTGGTATTCCAGCCGAGCAAGGAAATTCTTGAACAGAACTTCAAGAAACTTTGTTCTTACGGGATTCTCGATTGTAGCATTTATTCCGCCTCCTTCAATTCAAAAGAGATAAGCCGGATAACATTCGCAACCATCGGTAGCGTGAAAAGCCATCCGGAACTTTTTGCCCACTTCAAGAATATTATCGTGGACGAGTGTCACCTTGTGAATCCGATAGAGGGAATGTACAAGGATTTCTTCGATGCTGTGAAGTGCAAGGTTCTTGGATTAACGGCAACGCCATATCGTTTGAGTTCCAGCCGTGACTTCGGCTCTATGCTAAAATTCATAACCCGGACAAAGCCCCATGTGTTTTCAGAGGTCATTTATCATGTACAGGTATCGACCTTGCTTGATATGGGCTATCTCTCAAAGGTGAACTACTATCCGATGAATCCTACCGGATGGAACGAACTCAATTTGAAGATAAACACTACCGGAGCCGACTATACCGATAAGTCAGTCCAAAAGGAATATGAACGGATAGACTTTTATAGTTACATCGTTCATATCGTCCAAAGGCTGATGAATCCGAAAGCAGGAGGCAAGAGGAAGGGTATTTTGGTATTTACCCGGTTTTTGAAAGAAGCGGAACGATTGACGATGTCCATACCCGGATGTGTCATTGTTTCCGGTGATACTCCAAAGAAGGAACGTGAAAGAATACTCGAAATGTTCAAGGTCGGGGAAATACCTGTAGTAGCCAATGTTGGTGTACTTACTACCGGCTTTGATTACCCAGAACTTGACACAGTTGTTATGGCCAGACCTACCATGTCACTTGCGATGTATTACCAGATTGTAGGCCGTTGCATCCGTCCATACAAAGGAAAGACGGCGTGGTTTGTGGATTTATGCGGTAACATCAACCGTTTCGGTGAAGTTTCCGATTTGCATTTGAAAGATACTGGAAATGGCAAGTGGGCGGTATTCTCGAAAGGACGACAATTGACAAATGTAAGATTTTAGGATATGGCAAGGAAAAGTGACCGTCCGGTTATCAGACCGGACACCTGTTCGAAATGTTGTCACGGGACACCGGTTCCGGTAATGAAAGGCAATCCCAAAGTGGTTTATTGCAATTTTTTCAACAAACGTTTTGTTGCTGACAGCAAACGAAATTGTGATTATGCGATTTGATTATGAAGGATTATGACTTATTAAACAAGAATTTGAAGCTGAATCTTTTGACATACGCAGAATGGAGGTCGAAACCTAAATACCATTCTGGTCCATTAAAAGAGAGTTTCAAATTGACGGATTCCGTAAGGAAAAAGGTTTTTGAAAAATATGGGAGAGTTTGCAATGTGTGTGGATCAACAACTAATTTGCACATAGACCACATAATTCCATTGTCAAAAGGAGGGAAAACAGTATTGAATAATCTTCAAGTTTTATGCCGGAAATGTAATTTGCAAAAAAGAGATAAGACGATGGAAGAATTTTATTTATGGAGGAATAAGCATGGGACGAAGTAGAAAGAACGGTCTTGGCTATTTTCCTTTCGATGTTGATTTATTCCAAGACATTCGCATTCGAAAACTAATCAAGTATCAAAGCGGTAAAGCTATAACAGTGTATGCTCTCCTGCTATGTATTATCTACAAAGATGGGTACTACATGAGGTGGGACAAAGAGTTGCCATTCATTATATCGGAACAAACCGGGTTTGAAGAGGCGTATATACTGGAGGTGATTAACAGCTGCTTGAAACTGGGGTTATTTTCCAATGAATTATATGAGTCTGACGGAATATTAACTTCAAAAGGAATACAAGAGCGGTATAAAAAGATATGCGATTTATGTAGAAGAAATTGCGAAATATCCGAGTTTTCTGTTATTTCTTCCGAAGAAAAGCCGATTTCTTCCGAAGAAAAGCCGATAAACTCCGCAAAAAGTACACAAAGGAAAGAAAAGAAAAGTAAAGTAAATAATACAGTAGATTCTGACGAATCTCTTGTATGTGGGACTTCGCAGCCCCACGCCGAACATATCGATTACTCCGAACTTGTCAAATTCTTCAATGAAGAAACAAAAGGTGTATTTGGTACGGTCAGGACTCCGCTTTCTGATAGCCGTAAAGGGATGATTAACGCACGTATAAAATCTTATGGCAAAAAAACGTTTGCCGACATGATTCATAGGGCATACCAAAGCGATTTCCTGAAAGGGCAGAACAAAAAAGGCTGGACAGCATCTTTCGATTGGCTTATCAAACCGACGAACTTTGAGAAAGTAATATCAGGTAATTATGACAACAAGAATAGCAGAAACTATCCGGCAATTCCAAACGGGGCAAAATCACGAGAGGAACAAACAGACCGTGAAATCCTCGAATATGCCGCAAAAGCTTTCGGAAAGGACACGGTTAGTAGTAAATAGATACGGGGACGGTGAAAGTTTCGCTAAAAAGTTCAATCCTTCATTACAGGTTGTATGTGCTCAAAATGTGGAACGTTCGTTCAAGGGGAATGCGCCTTCATTGGCTTTGCTCGGAGAAACCTATCCAGATGAACAGGTGAATACTTGGATAATTGCTCAACTGATGGACTTGTACAAGTTTGCCGGTGTAAAAGAGAAGCCTACATTCCAACAGGTTTTGGAGCTTTCCGTGATGATACGTGTGGAATACTATTACCTGAAAGCTTCCGAATTGTTGCTTTTTTTCTTCAAGTTGAAAGCTGGCGAATATGGCACCTTTTACGGTGTTGTGGATCCTATGGTGATCATGTCTGCTCTAATTGAGTTCAAAGCATACAGAAAAAGGCAACTGGAGAAATACGACCGGGAAGAACAGGAAAGACAACGAGAAAAAAGATACGAGAAGCAAGACAAGAACTCCGTACCATTTCCGGATCATTTGGAGTTTCTGAAAAAGATTATGGAATCAGAATAATCAAGCTAAAAAAAATGAAAACAGTAGAAAAGTTAAGAATAGCACCTATTGGCACCATTGTAAACTTCGCAGATCGGACACTGATAATAAAGCGTTTCCGAGCTACCGTAAAGGGTAAAATGGTAATTTGTCGCGGATGCGTTTTCCGTAGCAAGGGTGGTGCGAATAGTTGCAAGTATATGACGGCTTGTTTTGCCAAATATAGACCGGATAGTGAGAGTGTGGTGTTTGAGGAGGTGGATACAAAATTGAAATAATTAAAATTATCATGGAATATATAGAATTTCTAAGAAACAAGATGGCTATCAGTCATCAAACGGGATTTGAAATTAATTCGGAAGAAATTACCCCGACATTATACCCTCATGTAAAAGATACCGTTCGTTGGGCGGTTGCCGGTGGATGCCGTGCTATATTCTCCAGCTTCGGTATGCAAAAGACAGTCACCCAGCTGGAAATACTTCGGGTAATCTTGAACCATAAAGGAGGCAAGGGATTGATCGTTTGCCCTAAGCGTGTGGTAGTCGAGTTTCTAACACAAGCGGAACAACACTTGCACATGAAAGTAACCTATGTCCGAACTATGGCAGATGTGATGATATGTCCTACCGACATCATGGTAACAAACTACGAACGTGTGCGTGATGGTGAGGATGGAGTGAGAATAGATCCGTCCTATTTTACTGCAACTTCATTGGATGAAGCCAGCGTGTTGCGCGGATTCGGCACCAAGACCTATCAGGAGTTTCTACCGTTGTTCTCGGGTGTCCCTTACAGGTTTGTTGCTACGGCTACACCTTCGCCAAACAGATACAAGGAACTTATACATTATGCTGGTTATCTTGGTGTGATGGACACCGGACAGGCTCTTACTCGATTCTTTCAGCGAGACAGCACGAAGGCGAATAACTTGACACTTTATCCGCATAAGGAAAAAGAGTTTTGGTTGTGGGTATCTACATGGGCGTTGTTCCTAACCAAGCCTTCCGACCTCGGTTATCCGGATACTGGCTATGAGTTGCCAGAACTCCGCGTACATGAAGAGATTGTGAATGTGGACAATTCTACGGCTGGAGCTGATCGTGACGGACAGGTGAAAATATTTCGTGAGGCTGCTCTCGGACTTGCTGACGCGGCAAAAGAACGCCGAGATAACATGCAGGAAAAGATTGCCCGTGTGGTAGAGATAATCAATCGCCCGGAAAACAAGGACGACCATTTCCTTTTATGGCATGACTTGGAAGCTGAACGGCTGGAACTATGCAAAGCGATTCCTGGTTGTAAGGCTGTCTATGGTTCACAAGACGATGAAGAAGCCGACAAGGTAATATCCGACTTCAAAGATGGCTGGCTGAAATACCTTGCAGCTAAACCGGAGATGCTTGGTGAAGGTCTGAACTTCCAGTATCATTGTCATAAAGCAATCATGTTCATTGACTACCGCTTCAATGATAAGTTCCAAGCGATAGCCCGTATATACCGCTTTATGCAGCAGCATCCCGTTGATCTCTATCTGGTCTATGCCGAAAGCGAGGGTGAAATATTTAAGAGCTTCATGCAGAAATGGGCACAACACCGGGAAATGGTCGCAAATATGACTGAAATTGTCCGGCATAACGGTTTGTTCGGTTTGCAGGCCGAGGAAAAGATGATGCGCTGGATGTTCGCCAGTCGGGAAGAAAAATCCGGCAAGTTGTGGAAAGCAATCAATAACGATAATGTATTGGAATGTCAGAAGATGGAAAGTAACTCTGTAGATCTGATCGTAACCAGTATCCCGTTCTCAAATCATTACGAATACACGCCTACATACAATGACTTTGGGCACAATGAAGATAACGATAAGTTCTTTGAACAGATGGATTATCTTACACCAGAGTTAATGCGCATTTTGAAACCGGGTCGGTTGGCCTGCATCCATGTGAAAGATCGTGTTTTGTTCGGCAACGCCACGGGGGACGGTATGCCAACTATTGACCCGTTCAGCGAAATGACAGTATTTCATTACATGAAGCATGGCTTCCGATATATGGGGCGCATTACGGTCGATACTGACGTGGTGAGGGAAAACAACCAGACCTACCGTTTGGGCTATACCGAGATGTGCAAGGATGGTTCCAAGATGGGAGTCGGATGCCCTGAATATGTATTGCTATTTCGCAAGTTGCCTACCGATACCTCACGTGCTTATGCCGACCGGCCTGTTAAGAAGGATAAGAGCGAATACTCGCTGGCCCGTTGGCAGATCGATGCCCATGCAAGTTGGAAGTCTTCCGGCAATTCATTGTTGTCATACGAAGATATGAAAGGTGCTGGAATAGATAAGATTCGGCATTTGTTCCGTAACTACGAACGTGAACATATCTATAACTATGAGGAACATGTGTCTTTTGCGGAAGAGTTAGAAGCATACGGGAAACTGCCAAGAACATTTATGGCTGTTGATCCGGTAAGCAAAAAGGATTGGATATGGGATGATGTGGTCCGTATGCGAACGCTTAACACCAAACAGTCGCAAAAGAAACGACAGAATCATATTTGCCCTCTTCAGTTGGACATCGTTGAAAGGCTGATTGAACGGTATTCAAACAAAGGCGAATTGGTATTTGATCCGTTT